ACATACGACCACGTCTTTGTTACAAGTCATCAGGAAATGAAAAAAGAGGGGCGAACCGGGTACTCTACTGCCCCTGCCGGTAATCCTTGGGGGTCTGCTGCAGCGTGGGCACCGCCCCCGATGAGCACGATACAAGCGTTCAAGTTTGTGGAAGGGCCTTTGTTCAGCCAAGACACTGCCCTTAGCTTTGCACGAAATTCTGGGTTTATCGATAATATTACCGGGTCGTTCATAACCACCTACAACCCTGAAATTCTTGCTGCAGTCGAGAGTGTCCCAGGGTCGAATTTTACGAAGACAGCGATTCAGCAAGCACAAAAAGTTCTAAACTTCTCAGAAGTTCTTAGAAAAGTCATAGCAGACCCCACCGACTTTGTGAAAAAAGCAGCAGAGAAGTCGCTGCCTTCCTATGTTCCTGGGGCAACCAAGTTTGTCATCTCGACGCTTCAGAACCCTGCGGCAACAATAAAAACTGTTTTCTCTAAGCTACCCTCCTTACCAAACCCATTCAAATGACTTTCACCGAGGATTACGACCCAGGCTTTGTCAACTCTCCAGGGTTCGGCCAGAGTGCTACAAACCCTTTAGCGCCAGTGTTCTACAAATCCCTCGGAGTCGTTGAGAACCTTTGCGTGTATGACTCTATTTACGCGGCCAACTCTGTAAGTGCCCACGTTTCTTTCTCCATCGGGAAAAGCTTCCTGAGTCAGGAAAGATTCTTTGTTGCGGTACCCACAACTTTTCTTGAGCCGGTAACTTGCGAACAGGACCTGAGAGTCGAGGCGATAACCAACACGGACCGACTCATTGTGGACGGAAAGGAGTACCGAGACCGGGTAATTGTGGGGAGAAATGGAACTTTTCATGCATTGGTGAGGGTCTAATGGCAGTACGTCGTCCTTCTGTCTATCGCCAAGGGGGATTTATCTTTCAGGACTTCTTGTACTTTCAGGACGGGGCAAGTGAGCTGCGGTATGTCCTAGGAAAGTATGATGGGGAGCCCTACGAGTCCGTTGCTCAAACTTTCGATTACCCCGCACCAGGTTTAAGGGGAGGGAGCATAGTATCCCGAATAGACTACACAGTGAGCGGTAAGTTGCTCACGATTGACAGTTGGGAAGTCAACTGGAGAGATGAGTGGCCTCTTCGACTGGCCTTTCAGTTCCTTGCAAATTGTCTGTACTCCGCAGCTCGAGGGTACTCGGTACGAGTCCATAAGGATGTCTACTCGTTCTGGGTGTCCGAGAATCTCTTTCCCGTGTCAAACGATCCGAAAGATTTCCTGCTGCGTTGACTACCTAGACCTGGTCCGCAAAGGGTAAAATAAAAAGACGGGGTGAAAACACTCCCTGAAATTTTCACAACATCAGACATGAATAAACTCGACCACTGTTACCTCGAAGCCCTTTCTGAAGCACTAAAAGGTAACCTTGGAGAGGCTTTAGAACTCCGCAATGAAGCGGATGCGTTAGCATCCGAAGGTTTCTCCTTCTCTGAAAATTACGGGAACAAATACCCATTCATTGAAGAGGCTGTAAATACCCTGATTAATTCGTACGAATTCACACGCTGCGTAAAACCGTCCGGTGAAGCGTACGGAACAGCGGGGCAGTGCAGAAAAGGAACTGAAGAAGCTAAACCGGTAAAGGCGACTTCTCCCGCCAGGCGAACCAAGGTAGAAAGAGACATGGCTGCCCAAGCCACTCTCAAAAGACTCGCAGCCGAAGGTTCGGAAACTTCCGTAAGAAAGCAGGGTGACAGGGTAGTGGTCAGTAAGGGGTCTGAGTTCAAGGCTGTTCTACACCCCGAGCACCAAACTGCCCTTGGAAAGTTAAAGGAGGGGGAAAGGTTCAAATTTGAGGACGAAAGTGGCACCCATTGGTCGGCGACACGGTCCGGAAATAGTATACGCTTAGAGGGGGGAGATACAAGGCATGGCAGCAAACCTTACAAAATGTCAATGGGTAGGGACAAACTGATGTGAGGTAGCTTTCGTGGGGCTCCGACTTTCCTTAGGCAGCAGGGTAAAACCTTGTACAAGGAAAGAGCCGAATGTCAGTACCGCAGATAAAGGAGGCCATACTTTCAGCGCCGAGTACAGTTGTTCTGTACTTCGATAGCCCACTTGACACTCGGGTCAGTGTTCCCATAAGCTCCTTCACTGTGAACTACGGTCAGTACGGAGTAGAGACATTCGTGTACTCCTCGGACACAATGGTATCCCTTGGGCTAGACAGCTGCTTGTCTGCGTGGGACGAGGTATTTGTTTCCTATGAGCCCCCCGTCGCCTTAGCCTCTTGCATGAGGGGGCCAGTTCCCTCCACAGCTAGTGATGTTGTAAAGAAAAGAAACGCAGTACGAGGCTTTTACCGAGTTTCGGTCCGAAACACGCTCACACCGAGCGAACAAACGGAAAGCTCTCGCAAGGGTTCCAACCTTGGGCAGACTATTGGCGGTTACGGCTATCCGCATCAAGATCGCTCAGGTGTTTTAACGCCAAACAGGTCCGACCCACGAAGTGCGTCGCCCGACGACTTCATTATCGCGTACGGACTCAAGGAAGCCATACAACTTACAAACATTGACGACGCGAGCGCAAACTCGGTGAATGTTGCCAAGATGCGAATGGCAATCGAGGATGCAAACGCTCTCATAGACTCATACATTGAGCAGTCAGGGAAAGCGGGAAAGGTCCTAATTACGAGCAACCGCCGCCGAACAGCACTTATCATAGCCCGATACTACCTGGATAATGTTCGGCGAAGAGAGGATGTTTTCAAGGATTACACCGAAGCACTAAAACAACTCGACGCTGAACGAGAAATGACTTCGGTTCGTGCGGGCCACGGTGACTCAGCTATTGACACCAAGGCAGGAATCATGCGCTCCTGGCGTGTCCCGCAGCGGTACAACGGGGTTTCGGGAAAAGGTTTCGGAGGGTGGAATACAGACATGGCGGGGGATCAGGCTCCGGACTTTCGTGCTGGTTTCGGGGCAACGGGGCAAAACAACTCTGAAACTAACTGGATCTCAGCACGAAACTACGAAGACTTAGGTGGGACTCCACAAATTACAGAGCCGAACGACGCAGGCGGCTATCGCGTTAACGGCTCTGATACGATCTACCCTTAAGTCCTAACCTAAATGGAACTGAATACAATAACGAAAATAGAGCAATTCCTCTGCGACTCTCTTATTGCATCCCCCCTCATACCAATTGGAGTTAATGTTTTGCGTTTGGCTGACGCAGTGGAGAACGAAGGCGTTGTAACTCAGACCAACAACATCGTTGTCCGATACGAAAGTTCAACAAGCAATGTTAAGAACCGAGTACCCTTCATATACGAAGACACTCTCAATTTTGAGCTTAACTTTTCGTGCCAAAACTACCTGACGAGTTCCGGACACGACTTTGCCACGCAACTCCTCATGGGCGCAAAAATCACACTGTCGGGGAGTGCCCCTTCGGGTGCTTACGTGCAAGTTTTGGAACCTTTTCGATGCTCTACGTCCCAGTTCACAGGCTTAAGCCCGGAGTCCCAGTACACCTACACTCAAAACTGGTCCGTAACTATCGAGGAAACCCTGCCGTATATCGCACTCGACCCCTGTGTTCAACGTGGTGACTGCCGCCAAATTTTCCCCACTCGAAATGTCCTGACTTCTTTACCCTTAGCCGGTGTTCTCGATGAAGCAACGGGGTGTATTTATGTGCCATGGTACCCTGAGACTAACCCCCTAGAGGCAGCGTTCACGGACGCACTCGGAGTTCAGTGGAGTGAAGAACTCACGCAGTCAGGGGATTGGGTCTATGTACGCAGCCCGAGCGAAGTATTCCTCGAAGATCCTTTAAATCAGCCGATCTACTTGCTAAGTAATAAGAATTTCACGGCGGACGGTCGCTTGGTTGTAACAATTTGGAACGCCACAACAAAGCAGCCCATAAAGGAAGTTTTCTACGTTAACTCCGGGAAAAAGCTTGCTCGTTACGCTGTGGATCTTTGGAGGAATACGGTTTCTGGCGCAGCCAAGGGGGGAATAGACCCGCTAAGTGTGAAGGATGCGTCGTGGTCGTCGGGACTCACCTACGGGGAGTTCGCAATTGTGAGAGGGGCGAACCGAACCCTGTACTCAGACCCCCTAGATCCGAACGGCAAGACGCAAACTTTGATGGGCGGAACACTCGTCGGGGTGAAACCCGACACGTTTATTCAAACACCGCAGGGACGGTTCTACTTTGTAGCCCAGTCTCCGCAGGGTAAAGGTTGGTTGATACAAGATTCCTTCGAGCTTGCGTCGATTAATTCCTTGTGGAAGCTCGGCTGCATTCCTTGCGAAGGCGGACCAACTCCTCCGAGTCTCTGTTAAGTATGGCAACTCCCGCACAGCTCTGGGCACAGTATGACGTTGCTGTTAAGTCCAACAATTCGGCCTTGGCGCAGGCCATCCTTAAACAATTGCAAAACTTCCGGAGTTATCCCACTTCAAATACGGGGTGCTCACGATGCAGAAAAACACTATGACAACAACTTCGAACGACAAAATCCTGAGGCAGAAAGAGACCCTTGCCGCAGCAGCATTGCAGGTTGCTGAAGACGCTCTTGAGCTACTTCAAGACCACTTGGAGGAGTGCAGCACTCGAGATCTTGTGACTGTGTTTAACTCGGCTGTGAAAGCGCACCGCGAGATTGTGTCGGATATTGTGAGTTTGACCGAAACAGAGAGTAAGGGGGAACAAGATCTAGCCAAAGAGTACGGACCGACCGTTGAAAAGTTACTAAACAAGCTAAAGCCTAAAAGTCAAAAAGAATGAGCTATAACCGACCCGTAATAACGCACGTGTCTCAACTTGACGAGTACTCGTCTTGGCGAGACTACCAAAGGGGCTTAAGGGAGCTCGTCCTTCTTGAGGCACCGCGCTCGGTGGTTTCTGAGTACCGCTATCAGGCTGCTCGAGAATGCTTTCTTGCCTTCTGCGATATAATGAAGGCAGGCGACCTTAACGTGTCCGAGTTTCACGAGATTATAGGATCTGGCTTTGAGGACCTGGCAAATAGGAGGTACAAGAGACTAATCGTTTCTTGCCCCCCTCGCTCAGGGAAGTCGATGCTGGCGACTATGTTCTTGGCATGGTTGCTGGGCAGGGACCAAAAGACACAGCATGTTATAGCTTCTTACGGAGCTTCGCTGTCTTTCAAGTTCCACAGGGAAACTGTCCAGATGCTGAAGTCAAAGGAGTTTAAAAGAATATTCCCCGAGTGGATGGGGTTCAGCCCGGACTCGAAATACGATATGATTGGCGGGGGGTACATCCTTGCAACGTCTGTGGGTGGAGTCCTAACTGGCTTTACAGCGGGTACAACGGACATGGAGAGCCCTGGCGTGGGGGCAATGGTGATAGACGACCCTTTAAAATCATCGGACTCGAAGCAGGCGCTAGACAACCTTGAGTCATGGTGGCAGGAGCAGGCGTCTACCCGAAGAACCAACCACTTTTGCCAAATGGTGATCGCGACTCGCTTCCACGAAAAAGACCTTCACGGGGTCTTAATGGACGGGGACGGTTTTCTAGACCTAGACGGGAACGGAGTAGACTGGGTAGCTGATGACGGGGATTTCGGATGGAGGTGGATAAACATAGCCGGGCTCTGTGAGGACCCTGACAATGACCCTCTAGGTAGAGAGATGGGGGAGAGCCACTGGCCCGACAACCCCGCTTTCTCTGTTCCGATGCTTGAGTCCCAGAAAAAGATAATGGGTAGCTTTAAGTTCGCAGCACTGTACCAAGGGGTTCCTGTATCGGCTGAGGGGCAGATTGTAAAGAGTAGCTGGGTTAAGGTTATAGAGGAGAAAGACTGCCCCCCCTTGGACGTTGTATGGTTTGGAGTTGACTGCGCTTTCTCCGAGCGAGAGAAAGCTGATGAGAGCGCAATATGCGTCGCTGGTGTAAACACACGTAACCCCGACGTTGTATACATTCGTGAGATTGTTAAAGGAAAGTGGGGTTTTCCCGACTTAATTGAATCGGTAAAGCAGCATTACGCTTTGTACAGCGCAAAAGTTCTATGCATTGAGAAAGCTGCATCAGGGCACTCCCTCATTCAAATGCTGAAGCGAGAGGCTAAGATACCTATCGAGGAAATGAGGCCGCTGAAGTCAAAAACGACTCGCCTCCAGGCAGTCTGCCCTTTACTCGAAAACCACCGCGTTATACTGGTGCGGGGCCTATGGACCGATGCTTTCATAAAAGAACTAACGTCTTTCCCGTACGTTCGACACGACGATAGTACTGACGCCATGGTATGGGCGCTAACTTATTACTCGCTCAAAATTGACTCCGTTGACCGGGGTATACAAGACTCGATCATTCAGAGTCGAAAATGGGCTGGTGCCCTACGCAGACCAATGTTTCGGGATGGTCACTCTTACGGTGGGCTTTTCGAAGAGCGAAGTGTTTCGGTCGGGGGCCGAAGAGCTCCCCGCAGTATGGGCTTCAACGACCCTGATCCTCAGTCTGCCGAGGTACCTGATAGGGGTATTTTCCGAGGTGGCCGCAGCCGGGGTCTTCGAAGTGGATCCGGCTACGACCTTTTTAATTAACTCTATACAAGACAACACAAACACAACCACAGGATGTCACTTAAACACCAAAAATTAACGCACGCTTCCCAATTAGCGGAGCACTCAAGCTGGAGGAGCTACCAAAGAAAACTCCTTGAGCTGAAACTTGAAGGGTTACCTCGAGAAGCGTTCGCCAAGGAAAGTGCGAAAAGTAGCTTTCTTGCTTTCTGCGATCTTGTTTCCGATGCAGGAGGCTTCTCACTCGAAAGTGCGCCGCTCGACGCAAAGGCGTACGAAGTGGTGGGTTCCGCATTTGAGGATATTGCCGAGGGAAGGTACCCGGTTCTCCTCGTGTCGATGCCACCGCGCACAGGGAAAACCACTCTAGGGGTTCACTTGCTGTCCTGGCTGCTTAGCAAAGACCCCATGTCTAACCACTTTGTAACCTCGTACACACAGAATCTGGCCGCGTCGGTAGTTCACAAGACGAAGCATTTGGTTCAGTCCCACCCGTTCCGGACGTACTCCTCTGTGGTTTCCC